ATTACTGCAACATTGTGCCATACTTTTCGAGATTGAAGTTGGAAGTTATCTCTGCAAAATTAGAGAAAATAAAATAACGGAAGGCATCTAAAGCATGCGACTTATCAGGATTCTTATTCTTCCAAGGATCAAGGCTTCCCTGCCTGCTCACTTTGGCTTCCTTAAGGTCAGTTACTAAGTCCTCACACCTTTTGCCACTAATCTGCACCTTGGCTTTCTGAAGAGTTAGGATTGTTACAAGCCTGCTTGCTATGTGGCTTGGGTTTGACCTTGGCACTTGGATTTGCATGTCACCTATGCCGAGATAATTCTTAATTAGAGCATAAGCAGAGATGTTGTCCTGAGTGAATGCATTTCTGCTTGCTCCTGATGCATCACCATTGATTATGTAAGTCATGTCAGGGAACTCTTGCTTGATTGTTTGGCACAAGGCTGCAAGATCACCAACCCGGTAAACCTTAATGACATTGATTGTTGCGTAAAATAAGCCTTCTGATGAATTCTTGATGTACTGACTTACAACGCATGTGTTAGTGACATTGAAGTCAAAGGCAAGATAAAGATTATGAATCGGAGAGGCTTTGATGTAGCCTTGGTACACATGCTTGCTGAAGTCAAATGAGGTCGCAAAAAGCGACTCCCTATCCCAAATGCCCCATTGCCCCAAGGCATAAACCTCATAGTAAGTCTGTGAAACTTCCTTGAGAGCCTCCATTCTTACTGGATATTGGTCATCAAGAAAATCAAGAGCATCAAGGTAAGTGCCATGAAGCCTAAGCACATCATCTACTTCCTTTGCAGGCACATCATCAAAGAACCTTTTTTTAATCCAATGGCTGTCTGAAACAGGATTGAAAGTCAGAAAGAACCTCTTAGGATGCTCTGACTTGCCCCTAAGCCTCAAGGTTATCTGAGTGAAGTCCTCAAGAGTTAATTCTGTTGCCTCCTCAATCCAAATGTACTTGGCTTGGCTTAATGACTTTAGTTTCTCAGGATCATCACAGCCAAGGAAAACAATCTTGTTGCCACCGGATTGAATCTCTAAGTAACCAGTCTTAACTCTGCAAAGCTTATTCAAGCCCCACTGAGTTATCTTGTTTTGAAAGTCTGCAAAGACAGAGTTTCTAAGAGTGCTGGCTACCTTCCTAATAACAAAAAAAGTTTGAAACTCATTGTTCCTATGATCGCATATCTCAGCCAAGAGCATCTGAATCATTGTCTGACTCTTGCCACTCCCAGCCCCACCCCAAAGGATATTATAGGTCTTTGGGTCTGTTACTGCATCAAGGTATTTAGCCTGCCATAAGTCAGGACTTGACAAATTAATTGTCATGATTTGACCTTTTACCTACTGGAACAGGCATAATGACTGTGGCAATGTTAGCCTCAATGTCTATGTCTTGCTTTGGCTTGCCATAGGCTCGATCTAGGAGTAACTCTGCTGCTCTTACATCACCTTTGGTTGCCTTGGCTCTGAGAGCCATTAGAATGGCCTCTGCTGCTGATTTGCCATCCTTCTCATCACCAAGGACATTAGCAAGCAATTCCCTTAACTCAGGGAGCTTTTTAGGCCTTCCGGAAATATTTCCCGACTGGCCTTTCTTCCATTTATGCGGTATGACATTCTCTGGCTTCGGCATCGGTGTTTTGTCGCTGATTAGTACCTTCAGTCAGATATGGCTGACCGTTCCTTTTTATTTCCAATGTAGGGTCTAATTTAAGCATCCTGTCCACAATTACCTGACAGTATTTTGGGTCAAGTTCCATCCCGTAACATTTGCGGTTTAATTGATGAGATGCTACCATTGTTGAGCCGCTACCTGTAAAAAAATCTACCACAATAGAGCCATTATTGCTGCTTATCTGTAATTCATTTGCAATAAGTTCTATTGGTTTCATTGTTGGGTGCAGTCCTGTTTCTCTATTAAATTCTAAACACCTTGAATAGTTCACATTTTGCAGTGAATTATTCCAAATAGCGGATTTGCGAAACAATAAAAGATACTCAATGTCTGGTCTATGGCTATCCGCAATAGGCAAAGCATTTGGTTTTTTCCAAATCAAAACATTGTAAGAATATCCTGCATCTCTCGCCCATAACAAATAATCAGGTAAAAGTTCCTTATTGCAAAACACATAAGCATTCATTTTTTTATTGTTGAATACTATGGGCAAAGTTTGCAAAAAATCGGATGGATTAAAGTCCGCAATAAATTCTATATCTTTACCTTGCTTTCTTAAGGCCTTACCTATATCTCCTTTTTCACTACCATTTGTTTCTTGCAAATAAGGTGGGTCAGTAAATACCATATCAGCCTTCTGACCATCCATGAGCTTAGCAACTGCATCGCTATCTGTTGAATCCCCACAAAGCAATCGATGGTCACCTATTTGAAATAAATCACCAAGAACAATGTCTGTCTGAATCTCATCAGGCATAACATAATCATCTTCTTCTGCTTCAGGCTCTTCAGTAAAGCCAACCGGAACATCTAAGCCCCAGGCATCAAGTTCTTCAGCATCCCAATTGTTTGCAAGATCATCCCAATCCCACTCACCAAAGCCAACATTATCCTTAATGATAAACTCTCTTTGCTTGGCCTCATCCCAATCAACGACCTCAACTGGTATCTCTTTCCACTTGGCTTCCTTCATGGCCTTAAACCGCATGTTGCCTCCAAGGATAACCATGTCATGGTTCACCACTATTGGCCTGACCTTAGCCATTTCAGGAAAGTCTTTGAGGCTCTGAACTAACTTGTGAAACTTATCATCTTTAATAAGTCTCGGATTGCTTGGGTTTGGCTTAATGTCGGTTACTGGAATTACTTGCATGGAGATTTTACTTCATTTTCTTTTTAGATGCTTTCTTGGCCTTCTTAGCCACTGATAAAGCAATGGCAACAGCCTGCTTCTGAGGCTTACCTGCCTTCATCTCTGTTTTGATGTTTGAGCTTACGGTCTTGGCTGAATATCCTTTTTTTAACGGCATAGCTTTATTGATTTATTGCAAAGGTAAGTGTTTTAAGATTGACTCATACAAGTCAAGTTGATTCTGCCATCTTGTTTTGTAACCTTGATTTGCATCAGTTTCAAGTTTTGCTCTAAGTTGCTTGCACTTGCGATTCAAAAAAAATCTAATGTCTTGGACTGTCATTTCTTGTTTAGGTTGAAAGTAAAATAAATCATTCTCGTAGGTAGCAGTGCCTTCCCACATGGTTGGCACTTGGCTAATATTGATGTTATTCATAGTTTCTGAGTCTCATTAATGCTCCATCAAATTTCAAAGGTATAACTCCTGTTGAACCTGAACGCATCTTGACTTGATCAATTAGGCAAAGGTCATGATTTGAAAGTTCAAGATTGCCAACTTTAGTGGTGGCAGTTGGGTCAAAATAAAATGCTGGCCTCATCATCATCCAAATCACATCGGCATCTTGCTCAACTGAACCCGATTCTCTTAGGTCAGACATTAGAGGCATCTTATCGGGCCTCTCATCAACTCGCCTTGATAGCTGGCTAAGTGCAACAACAGGAATTTGTAATTCTTTTGCAAGTAGTTTCAGCCCTCTTGAAATTTCGCCAACAATATTCACTCGGTTTGTCTCTTTAGGATTGACCGACTCAATCAGGCCAATGTAATCCACAAAAATGACCTTAATGTCATACTTGTTTTTCCACATGGTTGCCTTAGTTCTGATTTTGCGCATGTTCATATACCCTTCATCGCAAATCTTGATGTTCCATTCCTTCATCCTGCTTACAGCACTTTTTAGAGCATCTGTGTCAAGAGCATTCATATCTCCCTGCTTAATCTTGAAAGCATAAACCTGAGATTCCTGGCTTGCTAATCTTTGGGCAAGTTCGTGTTTATTCATCTCAAGGCTAAACATACCACAACCTATTCCTTGCTTAACTAAGTTTCTCATAAGGCTTACCACAAGAGCAGTCTTTCCTTGACCTGGTCTTGCACCAACAACAGTCAATTCTGAGTTAGTTAAACCTCCACAAAGTTTGTCAAGTGAAGAGATGCCTGTTGAATAGCCTGCAATAGTTCCGGCAGCTTTATTGAACCACATCTCGGATGAAATTTCAAGCTGAGCCTGAAAATTATCATCTGACTTGTTTATTGTTGATGTGAGCAAGCCATCTGTCTTGGTTTGCATTTCGGTAATTAGTTCAAAAATATCACCTGAGTCAGAGTTTGCCTTAGTTAGCATCTCAGTTGCTATGTAAAGAAACTTTGACCTCATGTATTGCTCAACAAGCATTCGGCAATGAATCTCAATATGACCAGGATTCTTTAGGCTTGTAAAAACTGAGGTGATGTATGAAGTGCCTCCAGCTTCCTTAAGCAATGCAGACTTTTTTAATGTCAAGACAACTGTCTCAAGGTTTACAGGCTCTCCAGCATCTTGTTGTGCTTGAATGGCCTTAGCAATAGTCTTGTGCTTATCATCCTGAAACACCTCTAAACTTGGAATGATTGAGAAGGCTGTGAGTCTCTCCTCATCATACATCATCATAGCTGAAAGGACTTGCCTCTCTAATTCTTCGTTTGTAAAATTCATTAGTTTGTTTGATAAGATTCGTGAACTCTGATTTGCCTACTTTCGGCCGGAATAAATGTGGAAGCCTCTTTTTTGTTTTGTAGGGTAAAAATACCTTTCCATTCAAAAGCTATTGATTGCTCAATTATAGAATCAGCAATTAAGATATTATCACCTGAAAGTTCTTTAAGTTTTTTTACAAAACTATTAAGGCTTTGCTGAGACTTATAACCTTGCTTGATAGACTTTTTATAATCAAGCCATTTTTTTACTAAAGGTTCTAATTCACCAAATTCTGAAAAATCAAATTTTTCCTTTTTAGGTTTTACATTATCCTTTTCATCAACATTTACATCCTCATTTTCATCTACATCTACATCTACATCTACATTAGCTTCGGTTTCGCTTACTTCTTGCTTCGGTTTAGCTTCTGCTTTGCTTCTGATTTGCTTC